AATCAACACAGGTGCTGCTTGGGTAACTGCTGTTGGTGCCGCTCTTAGCTAATAGGAGGCTCTAATGGCTGGATTTGAAATTAAAGCCTATAACGTAGCCACCTCTGGTTTTTCTGCAGGACTTGTAGGGCCGGGGCGCTCTAGAATTAAGGGCGTGCTAGTTTACGGCACGGCAGTAACTGCGTTTACTCTAAAAGACGGAAGTGCTTCTGGTGAGACACTGTTAGATTTAACAGTTGCCGCTGGTTGGAATGACGTGTACTTGCCTGATGATGGTATTCTTGCAGAAAATGGGTGTTACGTTTCTGCTATGTCTGGTACAGGGTCAACCATCACAATCCTTCTAGGATAGTCCGATGCGTAGTTATTATAAGTCTGGGGGTTCAGTTAAGAAAAAATCCCCAGCTTGGCAACGTAAAGAAGGCAAAAGTGAGTCTGGTGGGCTTAATAAAAAAGGTGTGGAAAGTTATCGTCGGGCAAACCCCGGCAGTAAACTCAAAACAGCTGTAACTACTAAGCCCAGCAAACTTAAAAAAGGCTCTAAAGCGGCAAATCGGCGCAAGTCTTTCTGTGCGCGGATGAGTGGGATGAAAAAACGGTTGACTAGTAAAAAGACCGCAAATGATCCTAACAGCCGTATTAACAAAAGTTTGCGGAAATGGAATTGTTAGGTGCCGTATTTACAATCCAACATACCACACTTTAAGGCTTGGGTTCGTAGGGAATACACCAAGAATTTAGAAGATTATCATGGCGAGTTTCTTCACGCCATGGTTGTGGCTGTGACTACGATGCCTAACCGCACCCTTAGTTTTCAAGTTATCTTCACAGGGTGTGAGTCAGACGATACTGGTGAGCCTAATGTACATGGCGGTGCTATGTGGGCTAGGATGCCCCTAACAGCCCTTGTAGCCGACACACCGTATGAAGAGTGGCCTGAAGAGCTACCGCCTTACATAGCGCAGCCTTGGGATTGCATGTCTCACTATCATTCGGTGTATAAGATAGAACGAGCATCTCCTGCGCCTTGGATAGCTAAAGTGGACGGGGAGTTTTACCCCGCTAAATATTACTTTACTGTTGATTACACAGATAGTGAAGTTGCAGACGACCCAGCGCAACACAAACAAAGCCATGTGCTTGAATTGTTAGATGCTGGCAAGTTTACAGGTAATATGGTAGCGTTGCCTAATAATCGGGTGCGGGTTACGCATCCTGCGTGGTTTGAGACGGGCGAGGGCGCTCCAGACTTCAAGCCAAACCAACATAGTTACAACTCAAAAGAAGATGTAGGCTATGTGTGGGATACTAACCGAGTGTTTAACAATTTATATAAGGACGAATCCGATGGGTAAAATGGAAGATAACATGAAAAAAGGCATGAAAGACCTGATGGGAAAAATGGGTAAAAAATCTCCGGTTAAAGAGATTGACCCGGCTCTCGACGAGTTTGCTAGCATGGTAAACAAAGACAAAAAGAAAGCTGGCGGTGGCATGATGAAGAAAAAAGGTTATGCTAAAGGTGGCATGATGAAGAAGGGCTACGCTAAAGGCGGCAAAGTTCGTGGTGCTGGTAGGGCTTCAAAAGGTGTACGTCCAGCTAAAATGGTCACTATGAAGGGTTCGTAATGACTGACAGAGAAATCCTTAAAATAGCCAATGAAGACGTGCAACGGCTCACCAACGATCAGTATAAACGCTATACTGAGCTTATGAAGATGCCTCTTAAAGACAGGTATAAGACTGGGCGAAAAGCTGGTGGGCCGATTAGATTGCGTCGTGGTGGATTAGCTAGACGGAAAAGAAGCTGTGCGTAGATACTATAAAAAAGACTGCGGATGCGCTAAATGTAGCAAAAGCTACAAGAAAGGTGGATCAGTCAAAGATGAGTGTTACAGCAAAGTTAAGAGCCGTTATAAGGTCTTCCCGTCAGCGTATGCAAGCGGGGCGATTGCAAAGTGCAGAAAAGTTGGCGCCAAAAACTGGGGCAATAAGTAGTGGCAGTAAGAAAGACAAAAAAGGGTGCAGCACTTAAACGGTGGTTCAAAGAAGACTGGAAAGACGTTTCCACGGGGAAAGCATGTGGGCGTAGCAAAGGTGAAAAACGGGGTACTCCATATTGTCGCCCCACAAAAAGGGTTTCTTCTAAGACCCCAAAAACCTCTGGAGAAATGAGCGCTTCGGAAAAACGCGCTAAGATTAGACAGAAGAAAAGTTTAGGACAACCTGCTGGGAAACCTCGTAGAGTATCTCCCACAAAACGTAAGAGGAAAAGTTAATGGAAGTGTTTCAGAATGGTAGATTTTCTACTGGAGAGCCAGTGTATCAGATAGGGGTCAAAAACTCTGATGGTACATATGATATAAAGGTTTTTGATTTGATGAATAAAGAGCAAGCTGAAGCGAAGCTTGTCGAAATGGGTGGGGGTGTTAAAAAGCCTGCACTCAAGATAATGCCGGAACAGGTAACTGAAAACATTGAAAATATGACTAAATTAGAGCTTGAAGCTATGATGCGTAACCACGGTGTAGAGCTTGATCGTAGGAAAACAAAAACATCTTTAGTAGCTAAAGCGAAAGCTGTTCTAGCAAAGGGTTAACCCATGGCGACTTCAGGTACCACAGATTTTAATATGGACTTTACGGAGATTGCGGAAGAAGCATGGGAACGTGCGGGCCGCGAGCTTCGTTCTGGCTATGATCTTCGTACTGCTCGTAGGTCTATGAACCTTATGACTATTGAGTGGCAGAATCGTGGTATTAATCTATGGACTATAGATGAAGGAGTCATAAACCTAGTTGCAGGTACGGGGCAGTACTCACTGCCTGATGATACTATTGATCTTCTAGAACAGGTAATCCGCACCGGCGCGGGCAATGCAGCCACACAATCTGATCTTACCATAACTCGTATTAGTGTTAGTACTTACGCGTCTATCCCAAACAAGTTATCTCAAGGTAGACCTATACAGGTTTGGATCGAACGATTGGTTAATGCGCCTAGAATTAATATTTGGCCTGTACCTGATTCTAATGACTATGTGTTCAAATACTATAGACTTCGCCGAATCCAAGATGCTGGTAGCGGAGTACAAACTGCGGATATGAACTTTAGGTTTCTCCCATGTCTTGTAGCAGGACTAGCGTATCATATTGCTATGAAGGTGCCAGAATTAGCGCCAAGAGTGGAAATGCTTAAGGCTGAGTATGAAGCACAATTTGTATTAGCTGCAGGAGAAGACCGAGAGAAAACACCATTTAGGTTCGTTCCCTCAGTAAATAGGGTGTAAATATGGCAAGGTTTGCTTCAGGCAGGAACGCACTAGGGATATGCGACGTTTGTGGATGGCAGTACAAACTCCGCGAGTTGCGTGATCTTATAGTAAAAGGCCGTAATAGCAATATAATGGCGTGCCCTGAATGTTGGAATCCTGACCACCCACAGTTAAGTTTAGGTGAATTTCCCGTGGACGACCCCCAAGCTATCCGTAATCCTCGTCCAGATTACACGCAGTATGCTCAAAGTAGGGCACAAATTAACCCAGTGCGTCCTGTTGTTAGTACTGGATTTATAGGTACAGTTACGGTAATAACTTAGTAGGAGTTACAAAATGAACAGAAACATGACAGGTTTTTCTAAGTTACCAGAAAAGGTACAAAAGAAAATGAGCCCAAAACTAGCTAAAAAGTATAGCAGTGGTGGTAAAGTGAAAGTACGCGGTACTGGCGCGGCTACTAAAGGTTTGTACGCTCGTGGACCTATGGCTTAAGATATGAACTACGCAGAGCTGACAACAAATATTCAAGACATATGTGAAACAACTTTCACAGCGGATCAGCTCGCCATGTTCACTGAACAGGCTGAACAGAAAATATATAATACTGTTCAAATACCCGCACTTAGAAAAAATGTGACAGGAACTTCTACTATTGGGAATAACTATCTAGGTACCCCGTCGGATTTTCTGTGGTCATATTCTCTAGCGGTAATAGACGGTAGCGGTACTTACAGCTTTCTTATAAACAAAGACGTTAACTTTATTAGAGAAGCTTACCCAGACCCATCTGCTACGGGGCTACCGCAACATTACGCTTATTTTGATGATAATACCTTCATCCTTGGGCCTACTCCCAATGCTGCTTATACAACTGAACTGCATTACGGATATTACCCAGAATCTATTGTAACAGCGGGCACTACTTGGCTTGGAGACGAATTTGATTCTGCTCTTCTGAATGGCGCGCTAGTAGAAGCTATTCGATTTATGAAGGGTGAAGCAGATGTAATAGCGGAGTACGGTAAGTTTTACGTACAAGCTATTGGCCTACTTAAAAATCTTGGCGATGGTAAGCTTCGAGAAGATGCGTATCGGTCAGGACAAGTTCGTAATCCAGTAAGTTAGGAGATAAATTATGGCAATCACTCAGGCAATGTGTACGTCGTTTAAACAAGCACTTCTCGATGGTGAGATGGATTTTAGTAGCGATACAGCACAGACATTCAAAATCGCGTTGTATACATCTAGCGCAACAATAGATGCAACAACAACAGCGTATTCAGTAACTAATGAAGTATCAGGTACGGGGTACACAGCGGGGGGTAATACTCTAACTGTCGTGGCGCCTACTACATCTGGTACTACCGCGTTTTTAGATTTTGCTGATACCACTTGGAGTTCTGCAACAATTACTGCTCGTGGAGCGCTTATCTACAAATCTGGAGGGGGAGACCCTGCAGTAGCAGTGCTTGATTTTGGCGCGGATAAAACATCTACCGCTGGTGACTTTACTATTCAGTTCCCAACAGCAGATGCCTCTAACGCAATTATTAGGCTTGCATAGGATGAATAAATGGCGTCATCAACTACATACATAGGGTGGGGTTCTACCGCTTGGGGCCAAGGCTCTTGGGGTACCGACCTTATTGTTGTAGAAGTTGATGGCGTTCAGGCTACGGGTGCTGTAGGCACTGTAAGTGTAGTTGCAGAGGCAAATGTATCGCCTACAGGCGTAGAAGCCACAGGCGCTTTAGGAACTGTTTCTGTCAGCGGCGCTGCAACTGTTCAACCTTCGGGGCTTGAAGCGACTACAGGACTTGGTAGTGTAACGGTTGCTGCTGACGCAAATGTCGCAGTTACTGGAAACGCGGCAACAGGTGCAGTAGGTACTACTACTGTTGTAGGCGAAGCAAATGTATACCCATCAGGATTACAAACTACTGGTGGGGTTGGTTCGGTTAATGTTGTAGCCGATGCAAACATCTACCCTTCAGGGGTAAGCGCAATAACAGCTCTAGGCAGCGCAACTGTTACAGGCGCCGCTAATGTGTCTCCAACTGGAGTCGTGTCTACTGGAGCTATAGGTACTGTTTCTATAGCATTTGGGGTTACAGTTTCTGTAACTGGAGTGGCTAGTTCAGTAGTAGTCGGTAATGTGGTTGCGTCTGCAAATGCAGATGTAGTAGTTACTGGGGTAGCAGCTGTAGGAAACTTAGGACAAGTTCATGTTTGGGGAGAGGTCGATGACAACCAAAACCCAAATTGGCAAAATATTTCTGGCGCACAAACACCAACTTGGGGTAGTATTTCAACAACGCAGACTCCGAATTGGCAAGATATCGCTGCATGAGGGCTTATAAATGACAACACAATACACACCGATACTTAAGCTAGCTCTCCCTGTTCAAGGGGAACTAAGTGGTACTTGGGGCGATACCGTAAACGATAGTATCACTTCTTTAGTTGAAGAAGCGGTAGCGGGTCGGTCAGTCATAGACTCTTGGACTGCTAATTCACATACACTTACCACCGCAAACGGCGCAGCCGCAGAATCACGCTCTATGATGTTAGAGTTTACCGATACAGGTGCGGCACTTACTGGTGCAGGTACAGTTATCTGTCCCACATTGTCTAAAGTCTATATAGCTAAAAATGCTTCAGGGCAGTCTATTACACTCAAAACAGCTGCAGGTACGGGGATCGCAGTACCTAATGGGCGCACAATGTTTTTGTTCTGTGATGGGACAAATGTACTAGAAGCAGTTACTAACATTCAGTCTTTGCAGCTTGGCACAGGCTCTACTGTAACTGTTATCCTTGACGAAGATAATATGGCTTCTGATAGCGATACAGCGTTAGCCACACAGCAATCTATTAAGGCATATGTAGATAGCCAAGTAGGTAGTTTCGACACATTAGCTGAAGTTCTTGCTAACGGTAATACATCAGGTGGTACTGCACTGCAGATGACCACGACAGACGAGCTTCAGTTCCGTGATACCGCGTTGAAAATTAGTTCATCTGCGGATGGACAGCTAGATATTGATGCTGATACCGAAATTGAAATTGTAGCTCCGACAGTAGATATTGATGCGTCTACTGCTGTAACTATTAACGCAGCTGATACGACAATCACCGGGAATCTAAGTGTAGACGGCGGTACAATCAAGCTGGATGGTAACTATCCGGTAGCCACACGAAATGTTGCACTAGGTGATGGTGCGCTAGACGATGGGTCTTTGTCAGGAAATAACAATACTGCAATTGGTGCTGAAGCATTAACGGATAATACATCGGGTACGTCTAATACAGCTACTGGTAAATTTGCACTGCAATCAAACACAACAGCTGATAACAATACAGCTATTGGTAACAATGCGATGCAAGATAATACCACCGGTTCAAATAACACCGCTGTAGGTATGCAAGCATTAACTGAAAATACATCAGGGGGTAATAACGTATCGATAGGTTTTCAAGCACTTTTGCAGAACACCTCAGGTGCCCAGAATACAGCTGTGGGCACAAACGCATTAGATGCCAATACCACAGCTAGTTTTAACACTGTACTTGGGTTTGAAGCTGCGTCAGCTAATACTACTGGAAATGAAAATACAGCTGTCGGGCATCAG